CCGTTAGTGATCGTAACGCCCGCCCCGGCTGTCAGGGTCGTCTTGGTGAGCGTGCTGCCGGTGGTATTGCCGATCAGAAGCTGGCCGTCCGTGTAGGTGGTCTGCCCCGTGCCGCCATTGGCGACAGGCAAAGTGCCCGTCACGCCCGTACTGAGCGGCAGGCCTGTGAGGTTTGTTGCTACACCGCTGGCGGGTGTGCCAAGGGCTGGCGTCACCAGTGTGACACCGGTCAGAAAGTCGATCAGCTGGAGATAATTTGTGCCGTCCGTGTAGACGGCAGTAGTAAAGCCGTTCGGGATGGTGATGCCGGTACCGGACGAACCAATCACCCGGATGGATTGCGATCCGGTTGTGGAGTTCTTGACGATGTAGGTCTTGCCGGCGCGAAGCGGGCAGATCAAATCACGGGTCGCCGTGAGGGACCCAGAAGACGTGCAGTTAAGGATGTAATAACGACCAACGCTGCTGACACCGTCGTCGATGGTGATGGTGAGGTTGGCGTCAGACGTGAAGAGCGCAGCCGAGCGGCCACAGACAGCCGTCTCCAGAAGGGGCGAGAGGTTGTTGTTGGTCTTGGTGCCCCATGTACCGGAGTTCTCCCCGGTAGCCATGAGCTCAAGACCAAGCAGGCTGGAATAGGTGCTTGCCACAGTAACTCCTTATTAAATTGTGTGCCACGTACCAGAAGAAGCTGGAACGAGTGTCCAAGTGCCCGTCGGCGGAACAACCGGGGCCCAAACGGTCATCCGTTTAGCTGCGGCAGTAGCGCTGGCGGCAGGGAATGTCAGAGATAGAGAAGGAAGAAGTGCGGCTACCGCCGCCGTTCCCGCTGCCCCATTCACATAGGCGTCGGCAGACAACGATATGGTCACAGACGCCACGGCAGCAGTCGATGATACCGCGACCGTGTCAAATGAGACGCTGGGCAGAAGTGCCGCAATGGCCGCAAGACCCTCCACGCCAGTCAGTACCAGACCATCGTCTATTGTGACGGTGACTGCTGCTACCGCCCCGGCCGCATCCGCCTTGATCAGATCTACGGAGAGAGAGAAAAGCAGGCCAGCGACGGAAGTTGACGAGCCAACACCAGAAAAGGTGATGGACGTGTCCGCAACAGACGAGGCTGCTGCACCAGAGGCAGACGCAGCTGTCAGGTTGATGGTTACAGCAATGCCGACAGACGCTACTGCGCCAGTAGAGCTCGGTATGGCAACGTCAGATCCCCACTCGCCGCCGCCCCACCCGCCATTTGAGCAATTGCCCCAGCCGGTAAAGGCAACGGTTGTGTCAGCCATTAGTTAATCTGCAGGATGCTCGTCGAAAGCGCGTTGGTCGGCAGTACGATGGTAAAAGTCCCGGACGAAACTGTCTGGGTACCACCGAAATCTCCGACATACACCGCCTTGTTCGACGACGATGAATTGTAGATCATGCACGCCGTGGTGCTGAAGGACGCCGTTGTCCAGCTGGGGTTCGTCGACCAAGACCAGAAGGCGCCGGTTCCCGAGGTGGCGGGGGTTGTGTTCTGTCCCGCTGTCCACGCATAGCCGCCGGCAGTGTAGCCAGTCCCGGTCACTTCATCCGAGTTACCGGTGATGTTGGAGTAGTTGGTTGATCCCGCGCCATACGTCCCGGCCATCGAAACCCTGATAAGCGCAACCTTGAACACGTTGCCAGTTGTGGTCGTAAAGTTATGCATAGCCTGCGGCAACTCGCCCTTGAGGCTCGTCGGAAATGCGGTAGTGGCAGCCATAGTCTAGCTCCTAATCTGGTTAGTCATCCACTCACGCTCCTGTTGGATGGCGAGGGCAATGTTGTCACGAACGCAACGGTAGATGTCATCTCGGAAGTGAATAGCCTGATCCCGGATCGGGAGTGGGGCACTGTCCCCAACATGCAGGATCTTGTCCGTAATCTCACGGGCCCACTCTTCTGCAGACTTCGGTCTGCCGTTTGTGATGTGAACCTGTACAGCGCCAACACCAGAAGACGAAGCCGTCGGGATCATGAACCAATCCTTATGATCGCCGTGGTCTGGTTAGCCGCCGGGAATGTCACGGTGAATGTGGATGCCGTACTCGTAATCGTCGAACCAAACGCCAGAAGCGCAACTGCCTTGTTCGAGTTGCTGGTGTTATAGATCAGGGCGCCGGACGATGAGATCGTCGACGCCGTCCACGTGGCGTCGGCAAAGTCCGTGTAGGCGGTCGTGCCGCTGGAAGTCGGGGTCACATTTGTCAACGTGGCGCCACCAGCAGTGTAACCAGTTCCAGTCGCTTCGTCCGAGTTACCGGTCACGTCCGAATAGTTTGTCGTCGACGGGCCATAGTTCCCGGTTAGGGTAGCCTTGAGTAGTGCGATTTTGAAGACGTCACCCGTAGTAAGGGTGAAGTCATGCGTTCCAGTCAGCAGTTCAACCTGAAAGCTGGTCGTGGTGCACTGGGTTATTGTTCCGCTCATCTCGGGGTCGCTACCTTAATGTCGTTGTCGGTGTAGGCGTCCCGCTCGTTCTGGCCTTCGCCAAGACGGGTGAGATCTTCCAGCGCCTTGGTGTAGCTGGCAACATAAGTCGCCATGACCTTCTCGTCGCCCTTCATGTAGGTGTAGGCCTCGACGAGGCAGGCGTAGAGCAGGGCGTTCTCGGCGTTGGTTCCCAGCCAGCTGGTGCCGGCATCCACGATGGACGGCGGCTTGTACAGGTAAGAGAACTCAACGTTGTAGTTTTCGTCCGGAGTGGGGCCGACAAGGAATGTGGCGTCACTGTAGAGCGAGTAGTAGACAGGAGGGCCACTGGCCTCATTCCCATACATCTCATAGATCAGCGAACTCTCACGGAAAATCAGCGGCGTGTAGGTGGTGCCGTCAATCAGTGTCAGCGCCAAGGGTGACAGCATGTCTACCGGCGCCGGGACGAACCGAGAACCGTCCGTGCAGGTAGATGTCGCGTTCTTCTTGAGAACCGGCATGTTGGTGGCTTTGAAAAGCCGATCCTCAGCTTGCCGGATGATCGTGGGTAGTTGCGCGACGAACGCGGTATCATACTGCTGTAGGTAGTCTTTGATGGTTGCAGTAAGCGTCGTGTAAGTGAAGGCCACTTAGTCGGACTTCCTGTGGTTCAGCGCCTTCGTCGCGGCGCCAGTGCCCCGGGTTTTCACCAGAGGTTTGGGCGTAGGACGGGGGGTACTGAACTGGCCGGAAGCCGCCGCGAGGTTCTCACCCAGCCGCTTCATCTTCGGGTTTGGGTTTCCGCCAGCCATTACTTGCCGCCCTTCTTGGGAGAGCTTGGAAACGACTTACCGTTCGCCTTCAATTTTTCAATGCCGCGGCCATTGGCCTTCATGCCGGCATTGGTTTTTCCGCCGTGTGCCATGTTGTGTTCCTTTTCTTAACTGGATGCTGTGACTTGCCCGACAGCGGCTACCATCGGGAATATGTTGGCCCCCACAGGGTTCCATGCGAACAGCCAGCGGCTGTTGGTGTCTTCGTTGCCACTGATGCCCGTGTCAGGGCGGGACTGGTACAGGGCCTGAGGGTCATTTACCGGAATGCGGCCAACCTGCAGCTGAGGCTCGTCCTGATCCAGACATGAAGGGCAGACCCTGATCTGCTGGTTTTGCTGATTGAATATCTGGTACTTCAGTTCCTGATACTTGCAGGTCCTGCCGCAGCGGTCGCAGATGGCTAGAGCCCTCTTGCCGGCTGCGTACTGCGTGGTCATGCTAGTTGAACATCATGCCGGAAACGTACGGCACAAACCTTACCGGTGACCGGTCACGGTCTTCGGCTGCCGCTAGTTCCCAAGCCTCGTCGTACACCTGCTTGAGCATCGAGATGCGAGGGGCAAGCCCCGGGTTCTTCAGCGCCAAATGATAGGCTAGGCCGGCGACGAAGGCAGACAAGAACCGGAACGGCATGTCCATGGTGTTGGTAGCGGGGGCGCCGCTGTCTTCAATCCGGCGCAGCCGCCAGTACACGACAGACCCAGACTGTGAGCCATCCGGTACCGGCCAGAGATACATAACTGGTGCCGGCTGGAGACGGTTGATGTAGAACTGCAGAGGGCGTGAGCCCTCCGACAGTTTGTTGGGAATGGACGACCAGTCAGAGACCGAGACCCGGCTTATGGTAAGGTCTGTCTGGTTGGTCGTCGCGGACTGCGTCCGGAACACACACTCGATCACGTCAATGGTGTCCGCTGGGAGGGTAACCTCACCGTCACCGGCCGAGATCGCGAAGGAGCCCTCATCCACAAGCCACAGGTTTAGACCGCGGTTTGCCCACTCCACCATCATGATGTCGATGGAGCGGCGGGCAGTGCGGTAGTCGTAGCCGCCCTGCATGCGGCGTCCGGCACGCTCGTACGCTTCCTCGATGGCGTCGCCAAGATTGAGGTTGAACGTCGTCGTGCCGGACGTAGTCACTAAACCATCTTGCCTTTGGTATGACCCTTGCTGATGGCGCCATCAGCGCGGGTAACAGACCCACCCTTTTTATAAGCACGACCTGTCATATCAGGGCGAACCATGTTCATCATCGGACGACTAGCCATAGCAACACCACCATGGTTCATCTTCGACATCTTGGAGCCCTTTTTCGGGGGGGAACTCTTAGCCATAATCTTACCTTTCTCTTGCGCCTTGAATGCGCTTGGTCATGACAATCCGCTTGACCTTCGGATTAAGCTTCTTGCCGCCATCCTTGGCGTAGCTCTTCTTGAGCTTACCCATCTTCGACATGTCTAGCCGAAAAAGATAGTGGCGCCGGCCGGGGCTGTCGAGCCGAACGTACAGTAGATGTTGGTCTTGAACCTCAGACCAAGCCCGGACAGCTTGATGACCGTGACACCACCAGAGCCGGCTCCAACGTCAACGACAGCGACGGTCGTACCGCCGCTGCCATTCGTTGATCCGTCAATGAAGGTGAGTGTGCCAACCGCCGCTCCACCTAGAACGCTGATGTCGCGAATACGGCTCGGACCAAGCGTGACCTGACCAGATGCAGTCAGGCGTACCGCTGTTAACTGCGTGGTCATGGGCTACCCCTTAGCTGTCAGCGAAGGGAGTGGCGACAGTGCCAGAGCCAAGTGCGATGCCACTGACCATATACTTCAGCGCCTTGATGGCAGTTACCTGCACCCAAGAACCGGCGATGCCGCCAGTGGTTGTGCCGTTGAAGTTGATGACATCGTTAGCAGCGCCGGGGGCATAACCAGTGGCCGCACCAGCCGTGTCGGTGTCCACCATCAGGATAGAACCAACGAACTTGTCGGTACCGTCCGTCTTCAGCGCCCAAGCCGTGGCAGCAGTTTCCACAAAGAAGTAATAGGAAACACCAAGATTGCTGTCGGTGCCAGAGGCGTCGATGGTGGGGAGGGTGATGACCAGTGTGGCGTCATTCGTGGTGATGACGCGGCCGGCATAGGTGGCCGGCGAAACGGTCAGGGTATTCGTGGCGTTGGCGACGTTTACGACCGAGCCGGTGCCAATGGAATAAAAGCCGTTCTGCGAACGCAGAGGGCCTGAAACAGTAGATTGTCCCATGAGGGATGTCCTTTTTGCACAAGTCGCCCGCAAGTCTGTGCAACGTCCGCTGGGAGCGGTCGTGCGGGCTGGTTATCCCAGAACTTAGGTGTTGGGCGGGACCCGTAAGATCCCGCCCAGACCCTTAGCCAGTCGAGCCCCAGACACCGAGATAGTCCGACACTCCGAAAGAATACCGTTCGCGAGCCTTGTACCTCAGGTTGCCGGTGTCGAAGTCACCGTCGGACGAAGTCTGCAGAGCAACGCGCTCAAACATCTTCATGCCGTTGGGAACGTCGGTGAGCAGGAACCACGCAGTCGACGAAGTCAGGTAATGATTTACCCGGAAGCCTTCCGGCACCGAGTTCATGCTGACAATCGCCGAGATGTCGTTGTCCGTCGTGCCAACACGCAGCTGCGTCTTCAGGAGACGCTCGGCCACGAACTGGAGGTTCGGGGGGACGATCATCTTCTGCGGACGGGCAGCGATCAGCAAGCCACGTTCGTCGGTCCACGCAGCGATCTGGATGATGGCGGCCTCAAGGGACGCCTCATTCAGGTCGGCCGCGGTGGCCGCCTCGTTGGAGATGGTGGCGCCGCTCGCCAGCACATGGCTGGTAGAGAACAGAGACACGGCATCGCCGGACTGGTAGGTCGTGAACCCGAGGTTAAGCGGGTACGCGCTCTTCACCTGCTTGGTGTAGGCCATGCCACGGGCCAGCGCCTTGGTATAACGAGCCGACAGGCTGTCATACAGGTTGTCTTCGACCGCTTCTTCAGTGATCGAGAAACCCATAGCGATGGTTTCGTGGTTGTAACGAGCCGACCAGACTTCCTGCGCATTGTCATACGCGATGGCCTCGCCTTCGTTCTTAACCGGCGCGGCCGAGAAGCCGGACAGTTTCTGCTCTTCTTCGAAGGAGCGCTCGGAAGTCTCTACGTCGTAGATCTCCTTGTGCTCTTCTTCGTACTGCTTGTATTCAAGGCCAAACAGGGCATTTAGGCCCGGAAGGAGTTCCTTGAAGAGTTGTGCGCGTGAAATAGCCATTTGCTACATCCCTTCCTTATACGCCGGTCGGGTTCAGGTACTGGTGCATGCCGAAGTTCCAGATCACCAGACAGTCAGTGAAAGCATCACCGACAGTGGAGAACGGACCATCGACAAACCCAATAATCCGAACCGGAAGGGTGTTTGTGGTGGCAATTGTGCTTCCGTCTAAGGAAACGGTGGAGTTACCAAACGTGCCGACAGAACCCTGAACGACCGCGACATTGATGCCGAGGGCAGTCTGGGCCACAGCTTCGTCGGCCTGAACGGCAAACACGGCAGTGGGGTTGTCGAGAACGATGGCGTAGTTATCGGTAGCCGAAGTCGAGGCTACCCAGTTCTGCTTGAAGGTGAGCTGCTTGGTATTGGGATCGGTGTACTGGCAGCCAAGGAAGATGCCCACAGGGGTCATCGTCGTTGTGCCGGTGTCCTTCTCAACAGTTCCAGCCGTAACAATCTTGACTGCGTCGCCGTAACCGACAGCGGTTCCGTACGAGTTGGTCATCTTGATGCTGCGAGTACTGCCCGAGAAGTCGATACCACCCAGCAGGTTCACCGGACGAAAGCCATAAGGGCTTGCGGTGGTGGACATGGTTGTTCACTCCTAGAGGTTAAAGGGATCTGCTACTAACGGTTACGTCCGAATGTGACCTTCGTGCTGCGCTCTTTGAAGAGAGGCATACGAGGGTCGCTTTCCCGCATGAAGTTATTGTCGACACCCGTCATCTGCTGTTGTGCGAGGTTGTCGTAATAAGCTTCGCGCTGCCGAAACAACGGGGTGGGCATGCGGCAGAGCATCAGCCCGCCGACTTCAATATTCCCACCACGAGGCTTCGCGGCGCCCGGTACTTTCAACACGATCTCCGGGTATTCCTCGGACTTACAAGGTTCCCATCCTTCACGTAGACGCTGTGAAACATTCGTCGGGTCGGGGGTGCCTGTTAGGGCGGTGCGAACCCAGCGATGCTCGAAACCCTCACGAGGGTCAGGATCTGGAAGAATTGCGGGCGGAGACCATGATGCTGCGCGTACCTCTTCGGTACGTGTTTCGGCTTCACGGTTTGTGCGATCAACCATTGGCCTTCTGTTCCTTTATCAATTGGTTTGCATACTGCTCAAGCGTCAAACCGAGCCTTTTGGCTACGGTCGCTTGAGAAGCAGTCAGCTGGACTTTGCGTGGAGCCGCACCGCGAGCGGGTGGCGACACGATATTGGGACGGGCAGCCTGAGCCCTTGCGGGCTCCCCATCCTCAAACTCGTCGGGGAAAGCTTTCCGCATTGCTGCGTTAACTTCCCCGTAATACTCATCCGCGTCGCGGATAGGGTCGATGCCCTTTTCTGTAACCAGCTCTTCATGAACGCCATAGGCGAAGCCGGTCATGCGTTTGTCAGAACCAAACCACTGGTTGTCCTTCAGCCACTTCACGGCCTTGGGGTCAGGGGCAGTAGTTTCAGCCCTAGAGGGCTGCTGATACTGCTGCTGGTTCTGCGCCTGCGGGACATACCGCGGGTCTTGTTGGTACTGCTGCTGCGCCTGCTGAGGTGGTGCGGCCGGCCGGGCCGGCATCATCTCACGCTGCGTCACAGCACGCGTCAGTGCCGTCTGGGCCGCAGAGATCTCGTCGGACTTGCCAGTCTCTATGGCGGCGCCAAGAGCCTTCTGAGCCAGAGTGATCTCATTGTCAGACCGGTTGCGGGCCTGCTCCGTCATCGCCGCGAGGCGACCCTGAGCGATATACGCCAGACGATGGTTCTCCTGCTGCCAATGCTGGGCAACACGGATA